GCCGAAGAAAAAACAGAACGACCCCAATACGCCAAACAACTTATCTAGGAAGCGATGGAAATGCTCCGGTGCTAAGTCTAGAAGGAAATAAAAATGGCAACTAGCGGCACATATGTATTTAATCTTGACTTGGCAGACGCAATGGAAGAAGCGTTTGAAAAGGCTGGCAGGGAGTTAAGGACAGGTTACGACTACAAGACAGCCAGAAGAAGCCTTAACTTGCTGATGCTGGAATGGCAGAACAGAGGTCTTAACCTTTGGACTGTAAGAGACACGACTCTGGCGCTTGTTGCAGGGCAAACGGCTTACGATTTCCCTGCTTACGTCTTAGACGTAGTTGAGGGATTTATCAGAACAAACGCTGGGAATGTGGCTAGTCAATTTGACCAGTCAATGACTAGGGTTTCAGTTAGTGACTACTCACAACTGTCAAACAAGTTAACTCAAAGCAAACCCCTTCAATACTATATAGAAAGCAAACCTTCAGGCGTAAGGCTTCATGTCTGGCCTTCTCCCGATTCTCAGGCCACATATACCTTTGGCTATTACTACATGGAGAGAATAGAAGACACGGGCAGCCCAGCGTCTAACAATATGGATGTGCCAGCAAGATTTTTACCTTGCTTGGTGTCTGGACTAGCTTATCAGTTAAGTACAAAATACGCTGATTCAGCGGCTCGATCTCAGTTTTTAAAAGCTGAATACGAGGAGCAGTTTTCTTTAGCGGCAGACAGCGACAGGGATAAGTCTTCTTTGTACATATCTCCCGGAGGGTATAGGTTTTGAGCAGGTTTGCTAGTGGTAAAAACTCTTACGGCTTCTGCGACTTAACTGGCTTTAGATACAATACTAAAGATCTAGTCCCGGAAATTGTTAATCAAAGACCTTCAGGATTCTTGGTGGGTAAGGATGTTGTTGATCCTGATCAGCCTCAGCTTCAGCTAGGCAAATTAAAACTTAATGATCCTAGATCTTTGAGGAATCCACGCCCAGATCGAGGCTTAGACCAAAGCAGAAGTCTTTTTGCTTTTGACCCTGTCGGTGGAGGAGTTTCAGCCTTTGGTAGCAGAACTGTTGGTTTAGATATTGAGGCTCAATCTGGCAAAGTAACGGTGGTAACCAGCTAATGGCTTGGACATTTACAACATTAAAAGCGGCAGTACAGGATTATCTAGAGACAACTGAGACATCCTTTGTTGCTAACTTGCCTGCAATTATTAGGCAAGCAGAAGACAGGATTCTAAAGTCTGTACAGTTACCGGATTTTAGAAAAAACTCTACAGGAACAACCAGTAATGGTAACAAGTATTTGCAAGTTCCAGATGGGTTTTTAGCGCCATATTCTCTGGCTGTAGATAACGGCGGGTATGAGTTTCTTTTGTTTAAAGATGTAAACTTTATAAGAGAAGCGTATCCGGTAGCTACGGATAAAGGTATCCCAAAGTATTACGGAATATTTGACTCTGGAAACTTTATCCTTGGGCCTACTCCAAGCTCAGACCTTGCTGTAGAGCTTCATTATTTTTATAGGCCAGACTCCATTACTACTGCTGCGTCAGGAACAAGCTGGCTGGGAACTAACGCTGAAAGCACACTACTTTACGGCTCAATTGTTGAGGCTTACACTTTCCTAAAAGGGGAGGCTGACTTGATGCAGCTTTATGTTGGCAGATACGAAGAGGCTATAGGAAACCTGAAAGGTTTGGCAGAAGGGTACGACACTACAGACAGCTACAGATCTGGCTCTGTTAGACAAGGGAGGTCATAATGCTAGAGTTTAGCGCGGCGCAAGCAGGAATTGTAAGTGTAATTGCTACTGAAAACTCAGGAATACCGCTGGATCATTGGGCGGGAAGAGCTACGGATACTATTGTAAGCGTTGGCTCTGAAAGTCACCCTGTTATTCGGGAGCAAGCAGAAGCATTTAAAGAACAAGTCTTCCACGTTGTTAAGCATTACATGCAAGAAGCGGTCAAAAGCAACAAAACAGACCTTATTGCTGAGTGTGAACAAGGTGGGTATCAAGATATAGCAGAAATTTTGAGGAAGATCTAAATGGGTATCAGTCAAGCAATTTGCACAAGTTTTAAGAAAGAACTTTTACAAGGAGTTCATAACTTCACTAACGGTAGTGGCGGTGGGACTACAACTACTACAGGGAGCGGTAATGCGTTTAAACTGGCTCTCTACACTAGTAGTGCAGATTTAGGAGCAACAGCTACTGTCTTTACTACTAACGGTCAGTCTTCTGGCACTGGGTACAGTAGCGGGGGAGCTGCTTTAACTAATGTTACTCCGTCAACAGCTAGTACAACTGCCTTAACAGATTTTGTTGATCTGACGTTCTCAAGCTCAAGCGTTACAGCAAGAGGGGCTATGATATACAACTCCTCTACAGCAGCGGGAACAGCAAATAGAGCGGTGCTAATACTGGATTTTGGTGCAGATAAGGTGTCGCAAGCTGGAGATTTTACAATCTCTTTTCCAACTCCTGACGCAAGTAATGCGATAATCAGGATTGCGTAATGGCTGATGTAACCATACTATTTTCGGGTTACAACAGTGTAACCCAGAGATACAACCAAGGTGGTTATAATACAGACGTAGGATTTACGGGTCTAACCAGCTCCACTACTAGCGTTACAGTTAACGGCGAGATAATCGTTGATGTTTCCGGGCAAAGCATATCTGCCTCTGCGGGAACGGTTACCATACCTGCTGGTATTGGCGTGGTTGTTCAGCCTATCGGCATTCAAATGACAGCAACTACCTCAACTATAAATATATGGAGTCCTGTTGTTCCGGGACAAACTCCTAACTGGACAGAAATAGCGGCGTAAATTATGACTGCAACATATGTAAATAATCTAAGAGTCGCAGAGCCAGCAGATGGTGATGCGAACTGGGGAACTACAACCAACGCTTCTTTAGAAATTATAGGAGAAGCTTTAGGTATTGGCTCTGAAGGCATAACTACTAACGCAAACACCCACACATCTACTGTGGCTGATGGAGCGTCAGACCAAGCAAGAGCGTTTCACCTTAAATATACAGGGACACTAGACTCAGCCTGCACCATAACTATTGCCCCGAACACAATGAAGCGGGTACAGATAATAGAAAATGCAACTTCAGGTGGTCATTCTATTATTATAAGTCAGGGCAGTGGTGCAAATGTCACCATCCTTAACGGTACTAAAAGGATTGTTTCTCTCGATGGTGCTGGGTCTGGAGCAGCGGTAGTAGACGTTACAGCAGCGGCTTTTGGCTCTCAAGCGTTCTATGTCCCCGCTGGAACTACAGGCAACAGACCAACAGGTGTGGCTGGCGCTTTTAGGTATAACTCTAGCACCAGCGAGTTTGAAGGATATACGTCCTCTTGGGGATCTATCGGAGGATCTGGAGCAACCAACGTATCACTGACAGAAGCTACAGGTAATGGCAGTACGACTGCCTTTACTTTATCCACAGCCCCCGGCACTGAGAACAACACACAAGTATATATAGATGGTGTCTATCAGGAGAAGGGTACTTACGCTGTAAGTGGCTCAACGCTTACTTTCTCTACCGCGCCTCCTAGTGGAACCAGCGTAGAGGTCACGGGGTTCACAGAGTCTTCGGTAGGAACTCCCGGTGATGGCACTGTAACTTTAGCTAAGATGGCTGCAAACAGCGTAGACAGCCCTCAGTACGTTGATGGAAGCATCGACACTGTTCACATAGCTAACAGTCAGATCACTGTTGGTAAAATGGCTGTAAACAGCGTAGATAGCGATCAGTACGTTGATGGAAGTATTGACACTGTTCACATAGCTGATGACCAAGTAACAGGCGCTAAACTCGCTAACAACATAGATATCGCGGGAACGCTTGATGTAACGGGGCTGCTTACAGCAGATGCTGGGGTAACCATAGTTGGTGCGCTTACCTTGGGCGGTACTGCTGTTACAAGCACAGCCGCAGAAATAAACTACCTTGATATAGCTACTCTAGGCTTAACCGCAGCATCCAAGGCAGTCACGGCAGATGCTAACGGTGTAGTTACGAATGACGGTGGAATTAGCGAAGAGTACACGGCTGTAACTTCAAGCTCTGCTGCTGTGTCTTTAAATCTAAGGCTAGGCAACCACTTTAGCCACGATCTTACAGAGAACACTACAGTTAGCTTTGCAAACCCCGCAGCCAGCGGCAAGGTTAGTGGAGCCACCCTACGAATAATTCAAGGAAGTACAGCAAGAACTATTACATGGAACAGCAGCATTAAATGGGCAGGGGATACTGCGCCAACCTTGTCAACGGGAGATAACGATGTGGATGTTTTTGTGTTTTACACCGTAGATGCTGGAACAACTTATTACGCCTTCACCGCCGGTCAGGATATGTCCTAATGAGCGTTGCTAAAAAAGTATTGATGGGGAGTGGGGTTTCTGGCCCAAGCGTTAAAACAATTGCCAATTCAATTACGTGGAGTAAACCAACAGGAGAGGCTTTAACTAAACAGTTTAGCAGCGCATCAGATGACAATAGAATATATACAAACAGCATCTGGTACAAAATTGGAGCGGTAAATGAATACCTACTAATGGCAACTACGTCTAACAATGCAGGAGGCGGTAACTCGTATGCTTACACGTATTTTTATCAAAACTATTTAGGCTTTGAAGTATACAATTATAATGGCGGCGGAACAAAAGTGAGGTTTAAAACAGCAACAAACACCACTCTTTTTGGTGCAAACGGCGGTTGGCATCATTTGCACGTAGCCATTGATACAACACAAGGGACAACCGCAGACAGAGTCAAAATCTACATAGACGGGACGCAAATAACAAGCTTTCAGTCTGGGCAAGCGCTTTACCCACCACAGAATCAAGATATGTTTCCATTGACTTCTATTTCAGACAGCAATCATTTCCCCGGATCTGGCAAAGCTCTTACTAGCTATATTGGAAACGGGTTTACCATCGTAAACTATACTAGTTACGGTTTTACAGGAAATTTAGCAGATGTAAATGTTGTTGACGGTATAGCTTTGCCCGTTGACACGTTTGCTGCCGATATTAATGGAACGTGGACTCCGCTGGAATATACGGGAAGTTACGGATCTAACGGCTTTAATCTGAATATGGCTAATGGTGCTTTTGGCACTGACAGTAGCGGGAACGGAAACAATTTTACATCAACTAACATAGCATCTGGCGATGTATCAAATAGTGTACCACCCGCTTAACAGGAGAAATAAATGTTCGCAATCGTTAAATCTGGAGTCATAGAAAGCACCGGCACCTTAGATCAGATTTTTCCAAATACAAGTTTCCCCGGTGGTGTCGCGCCTGATGACTTTAAAATAGCAGAAGGCGTACAAAGTATTGTTCAAGGCGAACAAAAAGATATTATGTATTTTGATGTAGCCGCTGGGGATATTTCTTTAGTTGGTGGTAAGCCAACACAGACTTATACGAACACTGCAAAAGACTTAGCTACTCTTAAATCTGAAAGAACGACAAGGGCCAAAGAACAAGCAAACGAGCAACTTGCGTTAACAGATTGGATGGTCATACGTCTTGCAGAGCGAGAGACAGCCATACCTTCTGACACAGTGACGTATCGCGTAGCAGTCGTAGCAGAATGCGCTAGACTAGAAGCAGCGATTGCTGGCGCAGCAGACGTTGATGCTCTGCAAGCAGTTATGCAGGCACAGAACTGGCCTGACTTACTGTAGCATGAATGGTTTTAGCCTTCCTACTAGTGGTCACCGTGGGTCAAGCCAACTTTGGCGAAGAACAACCGATGGTTTTCAGGGACGCTTACAGGTGTTGGACGTATGCTCGGATATTTCAGTACGGGCTGCGGTCACCTAAAGACAATTGGCGGGACGGTAGTCCTGTAAAAGCATATTGCGTACCCAGTTGGGTGCCTGAAGACAGCGAGTTCCAAGATTAAGGAAGTTAGTAATGTCCGAAGAAGTAGCTCTAAAAGCCCTAAGTAAGATAGACATTCACGAAGCCGAATGTTCCTTGCGGTATACAGCCATTGAAAGGCGGTTAGAGGCAGGTAGCAAAAGGTTTGATAAGTTAGATAACATGATTTGGGGTCTATACACCCTCATCATTTCCTCGATGGCCGGAGCCATGATTACTTTTATTAACCAGTGAGAATTGATATGAAAAAGTACTTAGCAAAGATCGGAGAGGCTGTTTGGCAAAAAATACAGATCATTAACAGGGCTGTTTTGGGG